AAGTGGGAGGGCTTTAAGGAACTCGTTGCGGGGCCAGCAAGTATGGCTACTCATGGGTTATATAAGTCTATCCGTCGAGAGACCAGACCGTTTGTATCACGTTCTCGGGGTGATGACCCATGGGAAACATGGAAGAACAGAACGGAACTGGCAGGCGACAGGCTGCCTATTGTGCAGCCCTTTGGAACCATACCTAGAAATGAATTCATAGAGGGAGATGCAACTGGCGAGATGGATATACTGGGAACCTTACTTAACATGTTCGTTCCACTAGCTGACTACAAAGGAGAAGCCAAGGGCTATAAAGGTGCAGAGATATATAAGAACTGGAATAAAAAGGTTGACCAAGGGAGAGTAAAGACAGAAGAAGGCGAAGACAAACCTGCAAGACAGTATCCTAATAAGATACTACAAGGCCCTGACAAAAGAAGCTACAGAGAAGATGGGAAGACTACGACTTTGACTCGACCGGAATTTACTGAGTTCTCATTGGTAGCTGGTGCTATAGCTAGGAAGTATGTGGATGCCCACCTGACTACAATGACAATGGAAAATCCTTCAGAGTTTGACATTAAAGTTATGGAGCGTGTTCAAACTAAAGCACAGGAATATGTAAAAGACCATCACATTAGACACGGAAACTTAAAAAGAATAAGCATAAACTCTGCTTACAATAAGATTAAGTATGACATGCAAAAGTATATTTTGGGGAACAAAGATGGGACGCAGAAAGAGAAGGCGAGATGGTACAACGGCAGGAATAACTAATGAGTACATTGACTCGGAAAGCACAACCGAAGCAGAGGCTCATGGGTTCAGGAAAGATGTCAGAGTATCCGCACGTACAAGTAAGGTTGAAGCCAAGCAAGCAGGTAAGGCTGCTGTAATAGAGAGCAAGGCTATGCTTGCACAGGCTAAAGCAAACAAAAGAAAGTGGCTCGTAGCCTTGATAGCCATTGGTATGGCTGCGTATATGTTTATCAAAACAAAGATAGGAGTAGGATGATGGGTGCTATTAAGAACATCGTCAGTGATTTTATTAACAGCTTGAAGAACAGTAAGCGTGTGCTTACTGGGATACTTACAGTGGTGTTCATGTTCGCATATGAATACTTCAAGCTAGAAGAGAAGGGAATAGCTAGGGAGTCAGTCAACAATGTCGTCATGACTATTGTGGCATTGATACTAGGCGACTCTATTCGCAGCGTTAACCCGGAGAAGGTGGAATGATGAAGGCTTGGTACATACTACCGTTATCACGAACAAGAGTCATGGTACGCACACGTAACTGTGCCACCTGTGTATCTGTGCAGAAGCACTTGGAATCCTTGGGCTTTGTTCGTGTTAGGTTCTTTAGATTTATTTTACATATCATTAACTACAAGTGTAAGGTAGTACCTTACGATGGGAGCAGCACCCCCTCAGGCAGCTAACGCTGCCGCAGGCTGGCGGTGGCCTAGGTTGCCGCCAGCTTTTGGGGTGTAATAAAAAGATGGAAACACAAGACTGGATAACTATAGTAAATAGTATTGGATTACCAGCAGCCTTCCTCATATTCTTAATGTGGGGACTCTGGAAAGTTCTAACCGCAGTGGCCCCATACTTCCTTGATTCATATACAAAGCATTGTGAATTAATAGAAGAACTTAAAGATAGCGTTCGTAACTGTGACAAGAATGGGAAGGCGTTAAACCATGCGGCTGATGCTTTAGATGTACTTGCACCTGCAAGCAAGAAGGAAGCTGTTCGTAAGCATACGGTTGCAATGAAAGAGGAGTTGCAGTGACCATAACGGCAAGGATAAAAAAGAACTTTGAAGAGAGTGGAGAGAAGACTGCTGGCGAACTGTCTGAGCTTGACGAGTTCAAAGACCTTACACTTCTTCAGTTGCAGAATGGCATAGCTAGAGTTCGTAATCCAGAAAAAGACCGGGACTACTACAGAAAGAACCCCAGCTATTTACTCTGGAGAAACGCACGCTCTAGGTCTATAAAGAAGAACCTTTACTTCGATTTGGCGAAAGATGATATAGTCATTCCCACAAGATGTCCTATCTTAGGTATGCCTTTGTTCTCTTCTGTAGGCAACAGGGGTGGAGGGCCTGCTAGTCCCACTGTAGATAGGTTAGACCCAACAAAGGGCTACACTAAAGACAACGTGCATGTGATTAGTCGGAGAGCTAACACACTCAAGAGTGACGCAACACCAGAAGAGTTGCGAAAGATATGTGACTGGATTAGAAACTACTGGCTAGAGAAAGACTCGTAGACCCAATCCTTATTGAATGACTTATCTTCACGTATGAATTTCCTGAAGTGTTTCTTCATCCACTCTTTAGGAAACGTGACTCCGGCAACTCTACCTCCGTCACCGGACATCTCCCTTACGGTTCCTTCTTTCTCTTTGTCATGCTTGATAAGGAATCGTAACCTTGGTACCTCAATCATCCAAGCACCTTCGTTGGTTACCATCACCCAGAAGTCAGCCTTCGTACCCCACACGCCGCTATCAATACCACTACAGGACTCTTCCATAAACACATTGCCAGTAGTCTCACACTTCCTGTCGTGCTTAACCTCACAGGTAAACTTAGCATTGTGTAGGTCATAAGCCTTCCTTGTTTCGTAGTCCTCCGATTCATTTAGCTCAGTGTCATGCCAACCTGATAGCTTAAGTACATCTCTAACCATGTGCTCGGCACCACGGGCGAAGTCTAAGTCATCATCAAATGTCATCAGCATCTTCTCCTCCTTCAAAGTGTCCACACTCAGGGCAGATATGATTCTTTTCAACCATATCCTGAATACCACCCAAACATTCTTGGCAAAGAGCAAATTCAATTATACCTATGAAACCATGCACCCCTTCGTTGCAAGCTAGAAAGTGTGTGCTGCAAATACTGCACGTAAGTATGTCTTCATTCAGAGAGTTCATTTAACTTCCTCAGTTGGTACATGAAGAAGGCCAGAGACAGTGCGAACAAGAAAAAGATTGCCGGGCTTTTAATTAGATACTCAATCATCCTCATCACTTACATACTTGAAACATGAAACAGCTATCCAGCTTTCATTCACTCGATGTGGATAGTCATCATCAATAAACTTAATCGAATAGGTGTTATCTTCTATTCTTTTAATGTACTGAATCTTGTCCAGTGTTATCCCCACTTTCTTGAGTTGATATGACTTCGGCAATTCGAGGCCAGTCTTTGAGGTAGTGGATAACGACGAAGGGCTTACCATTTTTTCTATGCAGGACAACAGGAATCTGTGATGCCTTCCTATCTCCATCAGCTTGTTCAATAGCTCCGTATAAGTTAAGTCTTTCGACACGCTTAACCTCCATGTGTAAATCTTCCACGCTTGTTATGAGGTCTGCATCTCCAGCGACACCACAGAATTGCTGTGCTCTACGTGCTTCAATACCTATCTCACCCAAGGCTTTAGCTGCTTCCCTCTCTCCCCTCTTCCCCTTCTCCTTTGACATCTTACCCATCATCTTCCTTCCCATTTGTTTGTATTACTTCGACTATTGGAGTATCCCATTCGACACGAGGCTTACCTGCCCATCTGCGCTTTCTCTCTTCTAGCGTCCAACTATCCTGTATCTCTAAGCATACCCTTACGATACGCTCGTCCATAAGTCTAGCGGCCTCTCTCTCTGTGATACAAGAGATAACAACCACATCCTCGTGGGGAGGGTATGGCATAGACAGATAAGCAGGCTCACCCGTTTCGGAGTCCAATATATATTTACTTCGTTTTCTATTCATCACCAACGGAACTGTTGGCGTGGTGCATCGAATCGAAGCGGAACCTTTGCTGTACGAATAGGGCCATTCCTACGTTTGGCAATCTGTATATCGTACTTCTTCTTATCTTGGTTATATCCACCACGAGCGTGCCACCACCCAAACATAATGAGGTCAGCGTCTTGCTCCAGTTGTCCTGACTCACGTAAATCAGAACCATTGAAGTGTACATTCTCCCTACGCTCCACCTCACGTGAGACCTGACAGAGTGCTAGCACTCCGACATTATGTTCTCTAGCTGAGGTCTTAATGCGTTGGGATATTTCAGTCACAGCTTCATACCTGCCATTCTTATTATTAGTTCTTAACAACTGCAAATAATCGACAGCTACTAGCTGAACCCCCTTAGCTGCATAAGCAGCCATGTTCTTTTCAACTTGTTCGATAGTAGATATGTTGCGGAAGTAGAATGGAAGTTTCCCTAGCTTCTCTTTAGCTTGGCTAAGGATAGCATCCTGCTGTTCCTTCCATTCTCTTTCGTCATTCCCCATTAGGTTCATGACTACACGGCGACCGATTTCCTTCTCGCCCATCTCCGCATTAAGCATAAGTACAGGAGTACCTTTACTGGCCTGATAAGTAAGCCACTGTAAAGCGATAGCTGACTTGCCGTGACCCGGCCTTGCAGCTATGATTGCCATCTCGCCCCGTCCAACACCATCAATAGATGCGTCGAGTGGAGCCACACCACTGGCTAAGTAGTGTGCAGTACCCATACCCGTAATAAACTTCTCGGCACATGAAAAGAGCGTTGACTCTTCGCTCCCCTCATCAAGAGTTTTCTTTTCTTCACGTGTGCTTAGGTGCTTGTAAGCATTGTCTACAGTCAACTCAATCCAGCTATCTGGCTTAGAGTAACTGTGCTTCAGCATCCAAATCTTTATTGCACTAACGATGTCCCCCGTTGGGACTCTATGGTACACCAAATCCCTAGCAATTGCATACACAATATTAGACTTAGTACCCTCTTTGAATCCATTAGGTACGGTACCATTCCAAGAGCGAGACAGGTCAGAGTTGATAACAGCTAGCAGTTTAGCCACACTCTCGGGGAGTTCTTCGCATCCCTCAATTACAGGAGTCTTTCTCTCCTTGTATCCATGAGCATCGACAATATCATCTAGCTCTTTAATAGTTATCAACTCAACCCCATCAACACCTACATCATCAGGCCCAGCATTGGGGTCAATGACTCTTGATTCATTCCAATATGGTAGGCGTACCTGATTACCTATTCCTCCTTCACGTAGCTTGTCTTGTCTTGGGTAGATTTCTTTGTACCCAATTCCAAGTTTGTCATCGACCGTATCCCAAAGGAACCGTGCTTTGGCTGCGTCAACTGGCTCCGAAAAGAACAGCCACACGTGAGCACCATTGCCACTGCTACTGATTTCAAACATAGGGTCAAGCCCCATCTTCTTAAGGTGGTTGTATGTTTCAAGAGCTTGCACCTTCCACTTAGGGTTAGGGTCGTTGTCGTGGTTATCAAAGTCTACACATGTACACTTAACCTTGTTGTCTTCATCCATCAGGTACACGCCGTAACATTCTTTCTGTTCCTTAACGTGCTTAGCTAAATACTTCTTAGCAGTTAGCTTCATCTTCTTTGGTCTCGGGTTAGCACCGACTGGTTGAACTGCTACTACGCCACTTCGTCCAGTAAATAATCCAACTACCCTTTCTGCTGTTGTTAATTCCATCTCTAGGTTCCTTATAAAAAAAGCATGAGGGAAGATGCCTCCTCCCCCATGCTATAGACACAACTGTTAATTAAAACGGCGTTTCAGCACCCCCTCCATCCGTAGCCGGTGGAGTAGTTGGAGTTGCGTCTGGTGCAGCTTGCTTGAAATGGTGACCAAACAAATTATTAATATTCATAAGGTCAGTCTTCTCAAGGGTAGGGCGTGAGCCACCACCTGAATTTGGTCGAGAGACTCTCCAGTTTTCATACTGACCATCCCACTTATTGTAGAAGTTGGCTTTCTTACCAACCAAATCAATGGGATTGTCATCCGAAGAATCAATCCGGCTTGGGGAACCAGTAAAACCAAGCACCTCCAAATCCTTTGCTGCATACTCTGCACCTCTATCACTTAGAAGCATGTACACAGTACGTTTAACTGGCGAAGGGAATTCAGTAATCCCAGTGCCATCACTATTAACAAAACCGAACACGTTAATGTCCATCCAAATCTGAGGTATACCTTTATTCTTAGTTACGGTTAGTCCGTGCCCTAGAATCTCGCCCTCATATAAACCAGTATCTAATTGCGGCATAGTTTTTCTCCTTACTTACTATTCTTTGCAACTTTGAAATTTTCCCAACCTTCGGCGGCTGAGTTACCTAAACTAAATGAAGCAGGCATATTGTGCCTGTTCTTTGCATCCCATGCGGCGGTGCGTTGTGAGTACGCCATGCGTATGTCACCACCTTTACCTTTGTTCTTGAACCCTTCCCTAGTGACGGAAGTAAAGTAGTTCATGAACAGGATTATGTCAGCCCACTTTGCAGTAGCTCCCCATAACTTGATGTTCATGTCAGGTGTATACCTGTCGTAGTCCTTGCCTTCGGGATTACTGAAAGACTTAACTTGAGCGTGAGCAGTACAGATTATACCTATACCCTTGTTCCTAATCGAGTCCAGCTTCCTCAGCATGTTTGCCCACACCTCTAGAGTCTCAAGGTACCCAGCCCCGTAATCACTGAAACCAGTAGTTCCCCAGTCATTATTAAACTTCGTAGCACATACATGCTCAGCACATAATTGAGCTAGTCCATTAATACAATCGACAATAAGAACCTTAGCCCCGGTATCACCTTCCAATACTGCATCCAGTATGCTTAGATACTGAGGATAGGATTCAACCTCGGGAAAGTGGCGTACAGGTTTAAGTGCACCACTACGCATGAGTGTTTCCAAGCCAGTCTCACCACGAGTCATAATGACTAGCGGGTCAGGTGCTTGTGCAGCAAAGGAAGTCTTACCGATTCCCTCTACCCCATAGACAATCATAGAATCAGGGCGATGCCTACCAGTGTCTGTAATCTGGCTCAGCAAGTCATTAACTTGCTCTTTCTTCACAGTCATCTTCTTCTCCTTTGTTTTTCCAGTATTCTTCTAATGCTAGATGAATAGCTGAACCAAATGTGAGTGCGGCTGAGGCAGGTCTGTCTGGCTCAATCTTCCGCACATAACGATAGTAATACTTCCTTCTGCAACTCATGAAGCATGATGCCTTGCTATGGCTAAGCGTATTGTCGCCGGATGTTTCACCACCCTTACGCTCCCTCCATACGACATCACTCTCCGAACTCAAGCCCCTGCACAACGATAAGTATTCGCATGGACTGTTGTAAGAGTTGCAAGAGTTAGTGTTCTGATACCAAGCACCCCGTGCTTCTGCACGCTGTATGTCATCTACTATCTGAAGTAGCTGGCGATACGTGTCCCGTAGTGCTTCGTCGTCTCGGACAATGTTACCCACACGCACATAGTATTTCTCGTGCTGAGTTGTAACTGTATGTAGGCACCTAAGGTAGTACAGGCGTATGTCTTCGGTGGCAGGTGGACTC